ACAATTTTCATTTCAAAAACAAGTTAGACTTTTTTCGTGCTCAAGCCAGAGACAGAGACAAAGCATATTGGTGCGAGATAAACGACATAAGATTAATTAATTTAAATTTTGACGAAACCGATGAAGAGTGGAGCAGTAAAATATGAACAGAGGTGAAGAAATTCTGAAAGAGTTTTTGGACAACATTGAAAGATACACCAGTTCTATACATTTAGCAAAAATTGACAGCGAAAAACTCGCAAATATAGACCTTATTCTAAATTATAAATTTGAAGACTTTGAAAGTATGAACTCGCTGGAGTGTAGTTCAGCAGCGTACCAGCTTTACTCATATGCTGAGTATATTGAAAGCGAAAAGGCTAAACAAAAGAATATTTTAGACTGGGCAGAGTCTTCTATTTGGTATATAATTAGCGGAACTTTAGACCAATACGGAGACAAGTTCACAAAGTGGCAAGCAAAGTTTTATCCTGCTGTCAGAGAAAATCCACTGGCTAGTCAAATTTTGAAGGTTAAAAATTACGCAGAGGCTAAGGTTAAGATTTTAAACGGAAAGCATGAAAGGATAACTAAGATGGCAGATATTTTAAACAATCTATCTAGGAGAAAAAATGAATACTAAAGACAGAGAGTATATGGAAAATTTGAATAACTCTATAGCAGAGGTAAATAAAAATCTTGTTTTGCTGGCTAAAAAATTATCTGAAATGGAATTGAGTTGTGAATATTCGTTTGAAAATATTAAAAAAGCGATTGCAGGAGTGGAAGTAAATATCCCAAACCTCTTTGTCGAGGGTTCAGCGGAAGCACAACAATCGGTTCCCTCAACTCAAATTGATTACAATGGATGGGAAGAAGAGACTCAAGAAGAGTTACACCCAATGATCAAAAACAATAAGTTTATTGATGACGGAACACTATTTCAAGACGAAGAAGATGCAACACCAAATGTAACACCCTCCCCAAGAAGGCGAGATAGTTGGGAGTCAAACTTGGTCAGTGTAACTTGTACCAAATGCGGGAAATCTGAAAAAATTAATAAATTACACGCAACAGGAACAATTTACACCTGTGGGAGATGCACTAGAAGATGATAAAAGATTTAGCAGCAGAAAGAGCAGTCTTGGCCGCTCTCGTACAATTTGGCTTGGATTTTTACATGGAGTTAGACTTTCTAACTACGGATTGTTTTGTTGATACTGGCAATCAATTTTTGTTTGACTGTATTTCTAATATTCTTTCAGAGGGTAGAGAAGTCGAGGTATCTTCAATACTTTCCGAGGCAAGCAACTTAGGTAACGCCATAGACAAAAGCGAGATGGCTTTCGTTAGATCATTGATGAACTTTCCGATATCTAAAGCCAATGTGCCGTCTCATGCTGCTAAACTTGCTAAACTATCAACCATTAGAACTTTAGACTCTACTCTAGGTATTTGTAAAAGCGAGTTAAAAAAACTAAATGGATCAGAAGATTTAGCCGATATTATATCAAAGGTTGAAGAACCTATTTTGGATGTTACAGGAGATGCCTTTTCTGGCAACTCAAATCAAACTGAAATTCTTGGCGAAGATGTTTTTGCTTATATTGAATATCTAACAGAAAACGTCACGGAAACTTTGGGTGTCCCAACAGGATTTTCTGAATACGACAATGCTATCGGTGGTGGCCTTAGAAGAAAGTGCGTAGACCTAATTGGTGCTAGACCAAAAACAGGAAAGTCAATGATTGGCGACTCTATAGGTATCAACATTGCAAGACAGGGCGTTCCTGTTTTGATGCTGGATACAGAAATGTCCAAAGAAGATCATTACAATAGAATATTGGCTAGTTTATCTAATGTTAAAACAAACTTGATTGAAACAGGAAAGTTTTCAGAAACACCATCTAAGCTACATGCTGTAAAAGAAGCAGCGAAAGAATTACATGAACTTCCCTATCACTACCTTAGTATTGCTGGGCAGTCGTTTGATTCAATACTGTCGCAAATGAGAAAATGGATTTATCAACATGTTGGGTTTGATGAAGATGGAAAAACAAATGATTGCGTTATTATTTACGACTACTTGAAGTTGATGGATGGAGACAGCATCTCTTCTTCTATGCAAGAGTATCAGGTTCTTGGATTTCAGATTACCAAGCTCCATAACTTTATGGTCAAGTACGACTGCCCTTGCCTTGCGTTCGTGCAGTTAAATAGAGACGGTGTTACCAAAGAGTCATCTGATGTTATTAGTGGCTCTGATAGGCTTGTGTGGCTTTGTACTAGCCTAAGCCTGTTCAAGATGAAGTCGCCCGAAGAACTTGCTGAAGACAATCAAGTTGACGGGGATCAAGGCAACACAAAGTTAGTACCTTTACACGCTAGACATGGTGGTCTTATGGATCAAGGTGATTACGTTAGTTTAAAGGTTGACGGTGCTTACGGTAGAGTTATACAGAAAATGACAAGGAATCAAATTCACTCTAGAATTAGAGAGAATCAGGAAGGTTTTACATCGAATGAAGAGTCTGACACAGAAACAAATTTCTAAAATTTGCGAAGATTTATTAGATCGACTTCCTGAGCTTCTAACTCATATGGGGGTTGACTTTACTGAATACCCTAACAGGATCGCCTTCCCTTGCCCAGTCCACGGTGGCGACAATCCAGAGGCTTGCTGTATATTCACAGATGGAAATTCAGCCAAAGGTAACTGGCATTGTTGGACTAGGCATTGCGAAGAAGATTTTACAGGTTCTCTAGTCGGCCTCGTTAGAGGTTGGATGGAGAGAAACGGATGTGAAGAAAACTCATTCCACAAGGCTCTAGAGTTTTGTTGTGATTTTCTAAAAATAGATGTGAAGAAAGTAGAAGAATCATCCTATGATAGTAGTAAGGTTAGTCAAGTGTTTAAAATATTTAACGAGGAAAGTTTGAGCGACTCAACCCCAGTTATATCTAGAGAGTCTATCCGTGAAAAGCTAGACATTCCATCTCCGTACTACCTTAACAATACGGATGAGCGTAAAAGGTTTTCACCAGAAGTGTTGGACATTTTTGATATTGGTGACTGCAAAGATTCTAAGCAGGCTATGTATGGACGAGTGGTAGTTCCAATATACGACGAATACGATAATTACTCTGGCTGTGTAGGAAGAACAAAATCAGAAGTTTCAAAATCAAACCCTAAATGGAGAAACAGCAAAGGCTTTTCTAAGTCTGCAAATCTTTACGGGTTTAATGTTACTGCTGAACACATATTGAGTTCTGGAGTTGCTATTATTGTTGAGGGTCAATCTGACGTTTGGAGACTTTATGAAGCTGGCCTTCCTATGGCCGTTGGTATTTTTGGAAGTTCTTTGTCTGACAGACAGTTGATAACACTGGAAAAATCAGGTGCTTTTAATTTAGTTGTGTTGACTGATTACGATGAAGCTGGAATGACAGCGTACCGAGGTGTAGTTGACAAGTGTGGAAGAAGATTTAATTACATTAGACCGGATTTAACAAGCTGGTTTGAGTCTACAGACCTACCTAAAAGCGAATGGGACGTGGGCAATATGACAATTCAAGAAATTAAAAACGAAATTTATCCATTATTAAAAGGAATAATCAATGACGAACATTATAGCGTTTGCGGGTAAAAAACAATCTGGTAAAAGCACATGTACTAATTTTTTGCATGGGTATCAGATGCGTTCGCAAGGAATTATCAGTGACTTTGGATTGAGCAAGGAAGGAAAACTGCTTGTTCAAACAGAAGAAATGAAAAACGAAAAAGAGTCAGAACAAAAACTGGCTTTGATTGACGTTAACCGAAAAGACTACGAATTTGCAGAGTGGGCAGCGTACAGCATGTGGCCGTTCATCAAGAATTACTCTTTTGCTGAACCTTTAAAGCAGTTGGCTCTCAACCTTTTTAATATCCCAGAAGAGTGCATGTACGGTACGGACGAGCAGAAGAATCAATTGCAAGAGCATTTGCTATGGGAAAATATGCCGGGAGTCTGCACTAACGAAAAATTCTTTAAATTCATGCAATCTAAAATGGAGCATGAGTTAGCTAAAGATGAAGAAGATGCAGGCTATTTGTTAATTTATCACGCCGCAGGCCCAATGACCGCCCGTGGGTTTCTGCAATATCTTGGGACAGATGTGATGCGTAAAATGTACGAACCTATTTGGGTAAAGTATTGCATAGACAGTATACAGTCTGAAGAATCGTTAATCGCAACAATTGATGACGTTCGCTTTTTAAATGAACTAGAAGCAGTTCAAAAGGTTGGCGGGAAAGTTATTTATCTAGATCGAAACAATGATTCTAAAGATGGTCACTCTTCTGAAAACGAACTGTGTAATCACTTGGATAAGTTTGATGCGGTAATTGACAACTCAGAGTTGGCTATCCTAGACACAAGCATGGAAGTTATGAAGCTCATTGAGGAATGGGGATGGCTTGAGGAAAATGTATCAATAACCGCAAATAAAGAAAGCAAATAATGATAGTAACTTATATCAGAAGCTCGTCGTATAATAATTACGACTTTTGCCAGATGCAGTATTTTTTAACCTATGTTTTAGGTTGGCGATCTGATAGCGGTAAAAAAGCAGACATGGGAACTATGGCTCATAAAGTCATGGAAATCTTAGCTGGTCTAAAAAAATTCCAACAAGATAACCCAAAAAAGAAATATTTAGTTGTAAATGACGATAAGTGTGGTAAAATAAGAATTCACAAGGACAAGCTAAATACTAGCGAGTTTGTTGATGAGTTAACAGCAAAGTCTATATCAGACTATTCTGAAGGCTCGCGACACAAGTTTTACAAAAAAGAAAAGTCAGAAGTTAGGCAGACGGTAGAAACTTTTTTGACTTGGAACGATGGACAATTCGACCCAAGACTAAGAAATATTTATTACCCAGAGCCTCACTTTGACATTCCTATTGAAGAAGAATGGGCTAAGTTTGACTTTGTTGACGCAAACGGAAACAGACAAACTGGGCAGTTGGCAATCAAAGGAACTATCGACTTGGTTACTTTGGTTAACGACGAAACGATAGAGGTAGTTGACTGGAAAAGTGGACGACGATTAAATTGGGCGACTGGAGAAGAAAAGACTTACCAAAAGATGTGGAGCGACCCTCAGTTATTGCTTTACTTTTATGCAATGTCTAAAATGTTCCCCGATTTTAAATATAGAATTATGAGTATTTTCTTTTACAAAGACACAGAAGGAAACCCAGACCCAGTTCCTTTCAGTTTTTGTTTTGATGAAAGTGACGAAGAAAGATTTTTAGGTATGTTAAAAAACAGAGTAGAAGAAATTAGAAGTAATGTTTCTCCTAAGCCTGTTGATCCTACAAGAAGAGACCCTAAATGTAAATATCTTTGCCACTTCTACAAAAATAAGTTTGAAGGTGAAAGCGATTGCATGTGCAGGTCTGTAGAGCAATCACTTAAAGAAGAAGGAATGGAAAAGGTTGTAGAAAAGTATACTGCACCTGATTTTAATATTGGTTTTTATGAGGCTCCGGGATAATGTTTAAAACGACTTACGAACTTCGTGATGAGCCGCTAGACTTAAAAAAGTGTACTAAATGCGGGGAAAAGCCAGAAGGTGGGTGTATCCCATTGGGGCCACTGTGTGGCAAATGTGCAAAAGAGTGGAATGATATGGTTTTAAAAATTTCTTGGAGTAAAGAAAATGTGGAATCCAATTAATGTAAAAACTACTTACAGTATCCAAAAAGGATTTTGTCAACCCGACAAGATCGCTGAAAGATGCAAAGAGCAGGGTTTTGAAGCGTGTGCAATCAACGACTTAATGAATATGTCTGGCGTACCAGAGTTTCACAAAGCCTGCAAAAGCAACGGAATCAAGCCAATAATTGGATGCGACTTCGAAGATTTTTCCTTATTTGCTAAAAACAAACAGGGTTACTTTGAATTAATTCAATTTACTTCAGGGTACAACTCGGAAAACTTTAAAGTTATGAAAAGCCTTAAAGAATTGTCTTCAAGTGGCAATGTTGCCTTTGTTATCTTTAATGATACAAGCTCTAAAATGTCGAGCGTGTGTTCTAAAATGTTTGGAAAAAACTTTTACAACATCAAGCAAGATGGAATCTATTACGTTGATGAGAGCGATGCAGAAGCTCACAGGGTTATGATTCTTTCTGGCATGAAAATAAATCTTAAAAATATTAGATCGGTCACAGATGAAAAATGGCAAGAGAATGGCAATAAAAAGTTCTTTGATTCTACAGACTTTTATTTAAAAGAAAGACCTGATAATCACAAAGAGATACAAAAACTTGTTGATTCTTGTGAAGATTATGAAATCACAGCAAAGCCGATGCTGCCAGAATTTCAATGTCCTGATGGGCTTTCTCAAGACGACTACCTAAAGCATTTGTGCAGAGAAGGATGGCGTTCAAAATTGACTTCAGACGTGTTAACCACAGAAGAAATCAAGCAAACGTACCTTGATAGAGTTAAGCTAGAAATGGACGTTATATTTAACGCCAGACTGTCAGGTTATTTTTTAATTGTTCAAGATATTGTTAGATACGTTAGAGAAAGAGGATGGATTGTGGGACCGGGAAGAGGTTCTGCTGCTGGTTCGCTAGTCTCATATCTTATAGGAATTACCAATGTAGACCCAATCAAGCACGATTTGCTGTTTGAGAGATTTTACAACGAGGGTAGAAACACTAAGGACAATATTTCTTTGCCAGATATTGACCTAGATGTTCCTCCTTCTCATAGAGATGAAGTTATCGACTATATCAAGGATTTGTTTGGAGAAGATAAAGTAGCACAGGTTATTACATTTACAAGGCTGCAAGGAAAGTCGGCACTTAGAGAAGTCCTTTCTAGATGTAGTTCCGTTGGTTACTCGGAGACAAACGAAATAACAGATCATATTCCAGAAACTCAAGAAATTTCAGACAAGATTTCTGCCTCTGGAGAAAGCTCTGTTATTATGTGGGCTTTGAAAAACAATGTAGATAATTTAAAGTCTTGGTGTTTTATTAACGATCATGATGAACTTCAAGGTGATTTGTCTCGTGAGTTTGAATTAGCTATCAAGCTAGAAGGCTCTATCAAAAGTAAAAGTACACACGCTTGTGGCGTTGTTATATCAAAAAACAAGTTAAGTGACATATGCCCAGTTATTGACAACAAATCAGGCGATCCAGTGGCGGCATTTGAAATGCAAGACTTGGAAAGCCAAGGGCATGTTAAGTTCGATATTCTAGGTTTAAATGTTTTAACTAAAATTATGGAGATTTGCAATGACTGTTGACGTTAGAGGAAAAGAAGATATTATGTCTGTGGTGTATCATGGACATTCTGTTGTTGGTAGAAGGGGTGTGTCCTTGTGTAATTTAGAGGATTTTATGCTTGGTAATTACGTTCCAAAGGCTAAATATCAAGTTTGGTCTGACAAACATAAAGTGTACGAGTTGTTTCAGGATTTAGGTGAAGCCACTGAGTTGTTTTTAAAACTTTCAAGAAGGTAGAGGTGTATTATTAATTATAGAGATATTATTGTTTTTGACTTTGAGACCACTGGTAGAAATCCGCACAAGTGTCAACCCACTCAGATTGCTGCGGTGGCTATTCATGCACGTAAATTAGAATTACAACCAAACGGCATTTTTGAAAGCAAGATCAAGTGCATTACCAATGACGAGAAAGCTATTGCTGCTGGATTTGACCCAATTGAAGAAGGGGCTTTAGAAAAAACAAGAAGAACTAGAGCTAGTTTAAGAGAAGGGCCAATGCCAAAAACCGTATGGAAAAACTTCGCCAAGTTTTGCGATCAGTTTAATTTTAAGAAAACTCCTTGGTATGCACCAATTCCTGCGGGTTTTAACATTAGTAGTTTTGATATGACGATTGTTCAAAGGCTTTGTGAAGAACATGGCCCGACGAGCGACAAGACTGGAGAGCAAACAGTATTTCATCCTATTTTTAAAATGGATTTAATGCAACATATTTACTGCTGGTTTGAAAATTATTCAGACGTTAACAAGTTTAACATGGATTATTTGAGAGATTTTTTTGGTATGCCTAATGAAAACGCACATGATGCGTTACAGGACGTAAAAGATACAGCCAATATTCTAATTAGGTTTTTGAAATTTCAAAGAAGTATCATTGACAACAACAAGGTTCAATTTAAAAACGCATTTGCTAACGGGAATTATTACGTATGAGTAACGCATTTGATATTAATGATTTTGATGACAAGCTAACATGGGACTTGATTAGCGAAGGTAGAACAAAAGGTGTTTTTCAACTTGAAAGCCAACTTGGTTCTAGCTGGGCTAAAAAGGTTAAGCCGAGAAGTATTACAGAGTTATCAGCTTTGATTTCCCTGATTAGACCGGGATGCTTGAAGGCTATCATGGATGGAAAATCTATGACGCAAACATACGTCGATAGAAAATCTGGCAAAGAACCTGCTAAATACCATCATCCGTCTTTAGAGTCTACTCTTTCAGAGACTTATGGTGTTTTGGTTTACCAAGAGCAATCTATGATGATAGCCAAGGTTTTATCTGGTTTTGACTTAAAAGAAGCTGATAGCCTAAGAAAAGCTATCGGCAAGAAGAAAGCCAAGCTAATGTCGGAAGTTAAAAAAAGATTTATTTCTGGTGCTGGCAAGCAAGGAGTTGTGTCTGAAGAGATAGCTGAAGAAATCTTTTCTTGGATTGAAAAGTCTAGTAGATATGCGTTTAACAAATCTCATGGAATTGCCTATGCTGTAAACACTTATCAAAGTGCCTACTGCAAGGCTCACAGACCGCTGAAGTTTTTCGAGGTTTACTTAAATCATGCAAAAGACAGCGACGATATAAAAGAATTTGTTATGGATGCTAGAAATCACGGGATTGAGGTTTACCCTCCTTCGCTATCTAGGTTGTTTGCTAACTTTACGCTTGATAAAGATAAAAACGTCATATACTTTGGTATTTCTAAAGCTAAAAATGTTGCAAGTGTAGATGTTGCAATCATAGAAAAGATGCTTAAAACTAGAGATATTTCATCATTTACTTGGCTTGATTGTCTGTTTACCTTTGGTGGAGTAAAAAAAGGTGAAAAGCTAGGTAAAAGAAGTATTGAATCGTTAATTTCTATTGGTGCGTTCAATGGTGAAAACAATAAAATAAACAGAAATAAGATGCTTTACGAGTATTCCATATGGAACTCTTTGAGTGCTTCAGTTAGAGGCCATATTGTTAATCTGTACAGCAAGTTTTCTGGTGCTTTTGACGATTTGCACTCTTGGATTTCTCTGGCCTTGGACTATAAATACGTTTCTAAAAAGGGCAGCGAAAACGAGTACATTCCAAAAGAATCTAGTGGAGGCAGGGTTATTGTTCAACCTAAAAAAGTTTCAGAGATACTTGACTTGGTTGAGTCTTTGAAAAACCCTCCTTATTCAACTGATGATCATGCTTGGACTATAGCAAATCTAGAAAATAGGCTAATTGGCTGTTCTTTGACTTGTAGTGTGGTTGATGGGTCAAATAAAGCAAATTTAGCAAAAAATATGTGCAGAGACATACAAAATAGCACTATAATTGGTAAAACAACTATTGCTGTTTCTATAGCTTCTATAAGAGAGTATGAAACAAAAAAGGGTAAAAGTGCAGGAAGCATAATGGCCTTTTTGTCTGTTGAAGACAGTAGCGGTACTTTGGATGTGACCGCCTTCCCAGAAGATTACAATAAAAACAAGAATCTTTTGACGGAAGGAAATACAGTTCTAATCAATGGGACTGTATCCAGCAGGGATGGTAATTCTTTAATATTGAACTCAGTTTCACAAATTTGAAAGGTTTAAATGAATAATTGTAGTTTTTTAGGTGTGGTCACGAATTCTTTCTTCCAAGAAGATAACGGTGTTCCGGTTGTAAAATTTGAGCTAGAAATAGAAGAATTTAGAAGGTCTTCTAGCGGTGAAAAAAAGAGAAATTTAACATATGTCGAGCTTGAGGCTTGGGATTCTGCGGCTTTAGCCATCAACAAATACGCAAAAGAAGGTACTATGATGGCTGTAGAATCCGTGGCTAGAAATGACAGCTTCCTTCAAGAAGAGGGTTGTGGCGAAGAACCTCTTCTAACGTACTTTAGAGTTACAAGTTTTAAAATTATTCACTAGGGTTTGATATGAGAAAAACAAAGATATTGTTCGTTACAGAGTTTAGCGAATTAAGTACCGGATATTCCGTATATACAAAAAACGTACTTGGCTACCTATCTAAAGTTCCCAACTTTGAGGTGGCCGAGCTTTCTTGTTATGTAGACAGAAACAATCAGGCGATAAAAAATGTACCTTGGAAGGTTTATCCTAACAAGCCGCTAAAAGAAGACCCAGAATTTGCTGCGTACTCTGGAAATACAGCCGCTCAGTTTGGAGATCAAACCTTCAATGCTGTTCTGTTGGATTTTCAACCTGACATTGTGATGGATATTAGAGATTGGTGGATGTTTGAATTTGAGCAAAGGTCTCCATTTAGAGATTATTTCCATTGGTCTATTATGCCAACTGTCGACGCGAAGCCGCAAGACCCTCAATGGGTAAATACTTACGCTTCTGCTGATTCTGTTTTTACTTATTCGGAGTTTGGCAGAGATGTGTTGCAAGGTCAATGTGATGACATTAATTTTATCGACATTGCATCTCCAGCCGCCGATCCTGAAATATTTAAGCCGTTAGACAAAATCCCTCATAAAGAGTCTTACGGAATTTCAGGTGATTCTTTTATTATCGGTACGGTTATGAGAAACCAAAAAAGAAAACTATATCCAGACCTTTTTGCTTCGTTTAGAAAAATCTTGGACAAGACACATAGAAATGATCTGTATCTTTATTGCCATACGTACTACCCAGATATCGGATGGGATATTCCTGACTTGCTAAACGACCACAAATTGTCTAGTAGAGTTTTATTTACTTACAAGTGCAAAACTTGTCATACAGTAACTCCAGACTTTTTTAATGATGGTGTACAAGTCTGCAAACATTGCGGAAACTTTACTAATCAATTAGCTGGAATTTCAAACAGTATAGACTCTAAGCAGTTAGCGGATATATACAATCTATTTGATGTTTACGTTCAATACGCAAATAGCGAAGGGTTTGGTATGCCTCAACTGGAAGCTGCCTACTGCGGACTGCCAGTGGCTTCGATTAATTATTCCGCGATGGAGTCGGTAATTAAAAATATCGACGGGATTGTTTTAAATCCTTTGTCTTTTTACAAAGAGTGTGAAACAGGCTGTGATCGTGCCGTTCCAAATAATGAAGAGTTTGTAAAAATTATGGAAGGTATGATTAACTCAGGCAACAAATGGTGTCAAGGGCGTGGAAATGAAGTTAGAACAAAGGCTTTAGAGTTTTACAATTGGAAGAAGACGGCAGAAAAATGGAAGTCTCACTTTGAAAAGATCGAGTTAAAACCTTTAGAGGAAACGTGGTTTTCCCCACCGAAGGTTTACCAACCTGCCACACACATTCCAGATGATAGAATTTCTATATTGGATAAAGTCAACTTTTTGTTTACTAACGTTCTTCACAAGCCAGAATGGATAGGAAGTTTCTTCTGGAGAAAAGCAATAAAGGATTGTACCTTTGGGTATAAATGTCAAAACGTAAGTAAAGATTTTTACTTTAATGAATCGCACAATAAAACTCATGGAAGTATGCAACCATACTCTATTGACGAAGCGTTAAAAGAAATGACATTATTTAGAAATCAACTAAATGACTGGGAACTAGCTAGGCATCAATCAAATCAAAGGAAATTTTCACAATGAAAGTCTTATACATAGGTAATTACAACGATGGCACTGGCTGGGGAAATGCAGCAAAGGCCAATATTACAGCATTATCCATGATTGAAGGGGTAGAAGTCTACCCTAGAAGCATAACGTTTAACGGTAGCTATGAAACCAAAGACGAAACAATATCTTTGATAGAACAAAAAAATGGAGCACTTGTAGGCACTCCAGACGTTTGTATTCAACACACACTTCCTCATCTTTACGCTTATGATAGTAGATATAAAAACATTGGAGTATTTTATTTCGAGGCAAATTCTGTTCCAGTAGAATGGATCGGCCAGCTAAATATGATGGATGAATTATGGGTTGCTACTTTTAAAAACAAAGAGGACGCAATCAAGAGTGGTGTAACTACTCCCATCAAGATTGTGCCAATTCCTTTAGATACGGACAAGATTATCCACCTTGGACGCTCTGGTTCTTTAAGAATAGATAGGATGCAAAACAAGTTTAATTTTGGTTTTGTTGGTGAGTTTGTTGAAAGAAAAAACTTGAAGGCACTTTTAAGAGCTTTCCATGCTGAGTTCGATCCAAGTGAACCTGTTAACCTATTGATTAAAACATCTGGTTCGACCATTGAAAAATTAAGAGAGTATGTAAATCAAGTCAAAGCAGGTCTAAAAATTAGAAATAATTACATTGAAGAAATCATTGTATGTGGTATAATGGAAGAAAAAGATTATTACAACTTGTTAAATGATCTTTCCTGTCTAGTAGTACCTAGTAGAGCAGAAGGATGGTGTATACCGGCTTGGGAGGCTATGGCTTTGCAAGTTCCAGTTATATCAGCAGAAGGCACAGGCATTACGCCTCACGAAAATGAATTAATGAAGTTAGTTCCTTCTAGGGTTGAGCCTTGTTTCGGTGCATTGGACACTATAAACTTTTTGCAAACAGCAGATCAAACATGGAATGAAATTGACGTTAACGAGTTAAGAAAAGCCATGAGAAAAATGTGCAGTACACAACCTGAAAAAACAGACTCTTCATGGCACAGTTTACTTAGTTTTAAATCTGTTGGAAGTGCGATGGTAAGCAATATTAAAAACTTATTAAAGGGAAAAAATGTATAACGCAACACACGAATCTATAGGCTCTTACATGTTTTATAAAGATTTGAGCCAGTTGAATATTTTAACATTTACAACTCATGAACGATATGAGCAAGGTCTTTGCGAGACTGGTCACAACTTTTACGCTTTAGATATAGGCGGTAAAAACTGGGATGCAGAATACGGTGAAATTCCTAGTAATTATCATCAAATTAAATTTATCCCTAGCACTTTAAAGATTGATTTGATTTTAGCACAGCACCAAAGCCATATGCCTGCCGCTATGGAAATTTCTAAAAACTATGGTGCTCCTGTGATACTTTTAACTCACATTCTACCTAAGCCTAATCAAGATGAAAATCTTCAAGTGTTTGGATGGTCTGACTCCAATGTGTTTATATCAAATTATAGCAAGGGTAAATGGGCTGTTGACCCTAGAGCTAAAGTTATTGAACATGGGATTGATGTAGACTTTTGGGGTGAACCGTATAGTAATAAAACTATGTTGTATAACGATAACTATGTTTTGTCGGTCGTAAATGAATTCCCTACAAGAGACTGGTGCTGTGGATTTAATCTATGGCGTACAATTAGCGAAAACGTTCCATGTGGCGTTGTTGGAAAATGTACATCTCACCCAGATTTTTCAAAAGCTGCTGAATCTAAAGAGCACTTGAGAAGTATTTACCAGAACGCTTCCGTGTTTTTAAACACATCTTTAGTATCGCCCGTTCCAACTTCTATGCTAGAGGCTATGGCTTGTGGGCTACCAGTTGTTTCGACTGACAATTGCATGATTCCAGAAATCATCGAGCATGGCGTTAACGGATACCTGAGTAATGACCCTCAAGAGCTAATATCTTTCTGCAACGAATTGTTATCGGACAGCGAAACGGCAGCAAATATGGGTGCAAAAGCAATGGAAACTGTACGCAAATGCTTTAACATGGAAAGATTTGTAAGCGATTGGAACCTACACTTTAAAGAAGTTATAACAAAAAAATAGAGAGGAATATATAATGAGAATCACGATCACGCCATACAATTTAAAAACTGCGGAACTTAGGAAAGTGACAGATGTAGTAGTTCACAATTTGCCTGAGCTAGACTTAGAGTGCGAAGATTCAGAGGCCAGACTTCTGATTTGCGACAACTATTTCTGCAAGTGTAAACCTGAACATTTTAGAAACGTGTTGATGAACCTGATGGCAAAAATCAGGCTAGGTGGAGTGCTACAAATTAGCACAATTGACATTGCTAAACTTTCTAGAGAAATGACAAAAGGCAATATTTCTTTGAAGGAATTTAATGATTATGTTTTCTCTGGGTTAACAAATTGTCAATCCTTTGGTATTGACTACCAACAGCTTTTAACCCACGCTGAATCAATTGAAAGTCAATTTGGGTTAGTGTTTAACAAACAAGTACATTTTAGCAATGAAGCTATCGTCCAAGTTTCTATGCAAAGAGTTCAAGGAGCAAATTAATGACAGAAGAATTACAAGTTTACTCAAGTTGCAAAGATTGTGTTTTCTCTCGCGAAGTGACTGACTGCACTCTAGACCGAGTAGAAAAGCTGGGGCTAAAAGAAGTTGCAGAAGATGGAACAAATGTTTTGAATAGATTTTGCACGACTTATAGGCCAAAAAAGTGGCTGTCTGAGATAAATGAGTTTCAAACTCCAGAGTCCGCTGTACTTGAAGAAATACAGCCGCGTGTTGGTTTTTTTGTTAAATTCAATACAGAGTCAGACAATCCTATCGCAGACCTAAGCAAAACAGTTGATGATATTGTGAATCAAGAAGATATTCCAGCTAGATATATAGCTGTGATAAACGACAAGGTTGAGTACAATGAAGAAATTTTTGAAATCCTAAAGTCCAACTTTACTTGGGACGTTACAGAATTTCACATCGTGCAAATGGAAGCGAAGTTTGTAAACGTAGATAGAGTTGTGGACGAAGCATTTTCTCATGCTAAAAATGGATGGCTGTATGTAACAACTTCTGGCGAGCCTGTAAAAAGGGACTTGATTAAAAGAATTCACAACCGAGTGAACATACAACTTAAAAAATTGTCGTTTGTCGAGCCTTATAGTGGCTCAGACGGCATGTTATTTCACACTCCCTTGTTTAAGTTTTTAAACGGAAACAAAACAAAGGTGTTTAGCGATGAACATTCTGACAGTAGACCGTTTATCGAAAAAGTTAGAGATGCCGCAAGCAGAAGTGACAAAGAGTGCTTTCTTACATGGAGGAGATTTCAACGTGGATAATTTACCTAAAGTAGCTATCATTTGTGCTAATTATAATTATAGCGATTATATCGTAGCCGCTATGGAAAGCATCGTCAATCAGACTTATCAAGGCGAACTGCGTTTGTATGTTGTAGATGATGGGTCGTCTGATGATTCGTGGGAAAAGATACAAAAATTTAATAACAATAAATTTGTAAATTACGATAAAATTCAAATAGAAATTCTAAGCATAGAAAACTCTGGTGCTAGTGTTGCTCGTAACGTGGCTATTAGAATGTGTTGGGATTGGGCTGACATTATCGGTGTTCTTGATGCCGATGACGCTTACTACCCAGAGAAAGTCGAGAAACTGGTAGCCAAACTTGTCGAACACGAAGAAGTAGGAG